TGCCGCCGTGCCATGTCGTCGAGGTGCGCGTGCCGCTGACTGATCGTAAGCCTTACGAGACTATGAAGCGCGACTATGTCGTACGCTTTGCTAACGCCCAGATCGTCGCGCAGAACGCAGCGGCGGTCACGACCAAGCTGCAACAGATGGCGTGTGTCGAAGAAGGCACGCCCGTCCTTACCAATCGCGGGTGGATACCTATTAAAGCTGTACGCGCTAAGGACTTAGTGTGGGATGGCGTCGAATGGGTCCGACACGGCGGCGTAATTTTTCAAGGTGAAAAACTAATTAGGCTTTGCCACGGCGTGTTTATGACGTATGACCATCGGGTGCTAACTGTTTCAGGTTGGCAGACATGCGAGGATATATTGAATGGTAATGCCAGCAGTAAATTTGACAGGGCAGACGTTCGGCTACCTGACGGCTATCCGCAGAGCAACTACATCGAAATGTGGCCGCGCCATGTGGGTGTGCCGTTGCGTATGCGGGGTAGAAGTGAAGCGGTTAAGCCAGTATCTGCGGGACACGAAGCGAAAGCATCCGCGGAGTTGCGGCTGCTTCCACGGGAACACGGCGCACGGAATGACCGCCAGCAGACCGTTTCGGATATGGAGCAATATGAAAGACAGGTGCCAGAACTCAAAAGCAAAAGATTATTTTCGGTATGGCGGGCGCGGCATCGCGGTCTGCGACGAATGGTCGGCGTCATTCGAAGCGTTTTGGCGGGATATGCAGATTGGTTACGCGGATATTTTGACGTTGGACCGTATAGACAACGATGGTCCCTATTCACCCACGAATTGCCGTTGGGCAACGCAGTTGCAGCAGCACAACAACAAGCGTTCGAACCTGTGGATAGACGCACCGGAGGGGCGCGTTACAATATCGCAGGCAGCGCGTGCGCGGGGGATGCAGCACCAGACGTTAAGCGCGCGGCTGTACCGATACGTATGGCCACTAGAAAAGGCGCTGAACACGCCCGTACGTACGACATCCTTAACTGCGGTCCCCGAAATAGGTTCGTAGTCCGTAGCGCGGGCGGGCGTCCGCTGATCGTCCATAACTGCGGCTTCGTCTACAACCGCGAGGCGGCTACGCCGTCCATCTGGTTTAGCAGCCATAAGTTTGACCGACTTGAAGAGTTGCTATCCGAAAACCAGCGCGCCAATACGATTATCGCCTACACCTATCAAGAAGAGTTGGCGGAACTGAAACGCCGCTTTCCGCACGCGCAGACAATGGACGACGACAATGTTGTCGAACGCTGGAACGCGGGCAAGATTGAGTTGCTGTTAGCGCACCCTAAGTCGGCAGGGCATGGCCTGAACCTTCAGCACGGCGGCTGCCACATGGTCTTCTTGTCGCTGCCGTGGTCGCTGGAGTTATACGAGCAAACGGTCGGGCGACTGCACCGCAGCGGCCAAGCGCATGACGTATGGGTATATATCATGCTCACAGAAAAGACGATTGACGAACGGATATGGGCCGCGCTGCACGACAAACGTGCGGTGTCTAACATAGCCTTAGAGGAACTGAAAAATGACTAGGTTAAATTGGCGGTCGATGACGGTGTTGCTGGGCGACATGACGGAAGCCGAATTGAAGAAAGCGCTGGACGAAGAGTTGCGGACGCATAAGCGCCCGGCCATCGCCCGGCGACTGCATCAGCGCTATTCGGCGGTGCGGACGGCGCGCGAACGCGCAGAACTTTTGGAAAGGCTGGGGCATGATTGACGACAAGAGCCATGCGGGGGCATGGGCAGAAGCGGTTGCGTACAAGGACGCCATCAACCCCGACCATTATAAACGCGGCGGGATCGAAGCGATTGACTTTATTCAGTCGAAACTGTCGCCAGAAGAGTTTGCCGGCTATTGCCGCGGCAACATGCTAAAATACTTGAGCCGCCTTGGCCATAAGGACGAAGCGGCTCAAGAGATGCGTAAAGCGATTTGGTACGGTGAGCGCTGGTTAGCCGCGCACGAAAATCAATAGCCTTTGCTTTCGGCGCCAAAAGGCCGCCACTTTTCCAGCTTTGCCAGATGCTTTTGCACATAGCGTTCGGCAAACGGAGCCTTGGCCTTTAGTCGGGCAATCATGGCGTCGATGCTTGGCTCTGAAATTCCTGCAACCGCCATTGCGTTTGTGTAAACCACAGGATCAATCGCCGGAATGTCAGGCCAGTAGCCCTTCTCTTTGTAAGAACTGTCGCTGCGAACCATTGACCGCGCCTGTAGCCGGTACTCGTCGGTCATATCTTGCCGCCCGTAGAAGTCTTTGATGGCCGCAATCTCAATTGCTTGGCCGGTCAATTCGCGTTCGTGTAGGTTGAACGGGATTATCTTTCGCCCCACCAGTAACATGAACGGCACCGCGGCTAACGCGTAAAGCGGGCCAAAGGCAAAGCCAAGGGCGGCGCCAAGCACTACCGGCACGGCCCAAAACCAAAAGGCGTACCGCCAAAACTCATAATACTCCTGCAATAGCACAGCGGCGAAGTAGCGCGTACCGGTGTGAATGACTATGCCGGTAGGGCCGTTCTGCGCGAAGTCGCGGTCGCTAGTCACAATGTTTATCATTTTACGCCTTTCGGGCAGTCTGCTTCGCAGACGCAGACAAACTTGCTGTTGTGGGCTTCAATTTCCAACACCGTTTCGGGCGTGTCTTTAGCCATATCGTAAGAGATAGGCTTGGCGATGGCGCAATAGTTATTTAGGTGTGCGGGCGCGGTCAAATCGGTTACGCAGCCGCTCGTCGCGGTCAGGATCAGGGATAGCGATAGCAGCTTCGCCAAGTTCAATTTGCTTGTTGATGGCATCATTCGCCTCCTTAATGGCTTCGTGACGGCCAAGCTGTTTCCATCGCGTTTGGTCGAGGTAGGAAAACCACCGTTCGATTAACGCCAGCAAGGCCGTCAGTAGCTTCATTGTGCGGTCTGCTTACGGTCGGCTAACACAACTGCTATCAGCCCTGCTAGCCCCGCGATAGCCGCCGCCGCCGCCGTGTACAGTTCTGTAGAAATGCCAAAAGTCAAGGCGATGCCCGACAAGCCGGCGTATGTTGACGGCTCTTTAAGCCGGTCTAGAATGAAATTAAGCATGTTATTTCCCCTTTGGATAAAACGCCCACGGAAGTTCCCAATGCGGGCCATCCTTGAACGAACGCCAATCGCCGCCCCATTGTAGCGGCACTTTCTCATCCGCCGCAGCGGCCTTCACAATCTTGGCTAGCCGATGATATAAAGGCCAATCCCAAGATACTTTACCGGCAATCATTGGTGCCAGATCGACGGCGTGTCCGGTTAGATGACGCGAGTTCATGGTCTTGGTTGCGCCTTGCGCCATCAAGACTTTCTGCCGTTCGACGACGCGCAGACCTTCCAACACGGTAAAGTCGAGGTCGGATATAAGCGCCGCGCGCTTGACGACGCGCACCAGATCAGGGTGGACGCCTTCAAGTCGGCTTAACGAACGGCTGCCTAATGAGATTGTCATACCGTCGCCTTCAGTAAGATGCCGACCAATAGCATGATGATCGTGCCGGCGACGGTCATGCCGACGCCTTCCAAGCGTTTGAGGCGCGCGCAGATGGTTTCGTACCGGAACGCGCAAATTTCCTCATGCGTGTTCAGTCGCGCTTCTGTGCAGTCTATAGAGTTCATGGTTAGCGTCTCATACTGTTGCGGGATACACCGTATAGCGGTACAGGATAGCCTTCAGAAAAATCAACATCAAATAATGGCGCGCCAGTTTCTGGGTCAAATTCAGGAAAACCATACTGTTCTCCTAGTGTAGGCGGCGTCATATTCTGCACGCCCGTCTGCACCAATGCCTGCTGTCTGACTTGGGCCATGTTATTTTGGTTAAGCGTAGCCGTCTGGGTTGGCGTAAGCCTTTGGCTAAGTGCGCGTTGGTTGTCGCCCAGACTAGCGGCATTAAACGGCCTAGCCGAAACCAATGGCGGCGCTTGCTGCGAACCGTACAACATTTTGTTTATGTAGTCTTCCGCAGGGCGCACACGTAATAGTTCGCCCGCTTGCTGTGGTGAAGTTAAGGCGGGGACCAGATTACGCATTGTGTTCTCTGACGCTTTGTTCGCCATGCGTACGCCAAGTTCTTGCGCGGCTATACCGCCGCCGTAGACGCCAGGTAAGCCGCCCGCTATACGCGCGCCAAGGGTGGCGACGTTTGGTACGCGCGGCTCTAACATACCACCTACTTTAGTCGTTGCGCCTGCGCCAAAGTTAAGTTTTTGGTCTGCGGATAAATCTTCAAGACCTGTTTCTTTGACGGCGCGCGTAGCCGAAATGTCGCGGCCTAGCTTGTTTGCGGTCGCCAAGTCTGGCCCTTGCAGTTCGACGTTAATGTCGAATTTGCCGGGGCCAAGTTTTTTAGTTACGTAGTCAGGATTTCCCCCTGCCATAATTTCAGCGTATTGTAATGGTTTTGTTTTTGCTAGTTTAGATAAATCTTTTTGAAATCTTTGACGCTCAATATCACGCATACCTTGCGAAAACGTGTCCAAGTATTGACGCCAACCTTTACCGCCCGCCGCTTCAATAGCGTTGTCAATCAAGGGTTGGGCTTCACCAATAATTTGCGCGGTATAAGTTTGAAGGGCTTTAGCGTCAGTAGGGCCAAGAAGGTCCGATACGACGATGCCCATATTACGTCGTATATCATACAAACCTGTTGCATCGATAGTGCCGCCAAATT